ACGGATGAATCCTCGGCAACAGGAATAATCGTTTTAGGTCGCTTTAAAATGTATTCAGGTGCAGACCCACACATCGAAGATTCTTTCTCAAGACTCCAATAGTGATAGAAACGTTCAGGATAATTCGCAATGAAGAAATTGCACATATCCTCACAAGATTTCCATGGTCTTGTATCGTATTTTTTGTTGTAGACAGATACACCATGTTCACCTGTGTAGTATGAACCATTTATATATGGTTTGCCATCTACGATATCGCCTACTTTTGCGACATGGCATCCTTGCACCCACTCGATAATATCGCCTACTTCTACTTCGTTTGGATCATAAGGGATATATGTCCAATCGTTGATTAGAACCTCATGCCATCTGTTTGCTGACACAATTTTCGATACAGGGATTGGGTCACCTTCGATTAAACAGAAAGCATATACTTCCGTTGTACAGTTCGCCAATCCGTTCTCAATGTCGGCATTTGGATTAAATCTTTTATCCCAACATTGTTCTCTGTATTTTCCGTTGTAAGAAAGGTCTTGAATTGAATATTTCATACTAACCTCTCATTCCGTAGTCATTTAACTCTGTTACATCTGTCTTGGTTCTAGGGATATCATCATCACTTACTTCAAACTTCTCTTGAATGTTTTGGAAACACTTATAAGCCTGTCTTGCCATCAAAACGTAAGCCAACAAAGTCAAAGCATCGGTAATGTTGTAACTTTTATCTGCAAACGTAATGATGTTCTCGTTTGGAATTAAAGTTCCGGCAAAGAAGAAAATCACAATACCTACAAAGTAGATAAAGTGGTCTACCATGCCATTGACTAATTCATTGAAACTGAAATTTCCCTGTCTTCGACAAGCACTTACTTTGAAAAATGTCTGTGCAAAGTAGATCCCAATGATTACCAAAACGTAACGGAAGAAAGATGTTTCTTCTGTGAAAAAAGCTACAAGTTGTTTATTCATCTTCACTCTCCTCGATTGGTTCTTCTATCGATTCTTCTGTTTCCTCGGTTTCATCTTCTGTTTCTTCTTCAGGCTCGTTTTCATCCGTTTCTAGCGGTGTTTCCGTTCTCAATGGGTTATTGTTCATCATAAGTGAAACGTTCTCTAAAGGTGTTTTTTCAACCTCTAAATTGAAATTGCAAGTTCCCAAAGTAGAACCGATAACAACTTCACCGAACAGTTTCTGTACTGTCCTCGTTATTGAAGTGGGAACAGTAAAATAGACGGAAGTTCCGTCTATCGTTGCATTGAATTGATTTGTTCCTATAAGGATTTTCACGGTTCCGGTCGGTGTATATTCGTTATCTCCGTTGAATAGATAGAACCTTATTCTTCTTGCCGTATCGAATTGTGAAACCTTTACTAAAGGAATTACCCTATCAGGTATTAAGTTTAGTTTATAACTCTGTTCTATCATGGTCTTCTCTCCACATGAATTTGGAATTTTTCTGAATAGCAGACACCATCGCTATCGGTCATTTTCAATTTGGCATCGAAGAACCCACTTTCATTCGTTAATGCCAAAGGACTATTGCAGTAGCCTTTTCCATCTTTTAGTGTTAATGGTGTTTCAGTATTCTTTGACACTAAAGCAAACTGCCTTGTGTTATAGTTTATCGGTGTTTGCCGATATAAGAATGTTTGATCTGTTTTTAACCCATCGGCATAATAGATATCTCCAACAAAAGGCGATGTTGTAGGATTCGCCCCATTTATCGGCAGTATCTGTTCCGTTCCGTATTGATATACAGGATAGAATACTTCTGTGTTTATATCCGTTTCTGTCGGTGTTTTAAGTTCGTAATAGACAGTAATAGGATTGCTTTGAACGTAAGCGTTGGCTTGTTCCAATGTTGTAACAGAGCCGTTTAATCCAAAGCCCACATAGATAACCCCAAAATTATTTATTGCTACACCAACTTTATCGTTTGACCATAACTGCATCATCGTAACTGCTTCGCCAAAGTTAGAACTAAAATTTGCTAATACTGTATCTGCTGACGGTCTCTTAACTAAATCTACAATTGCATTTATCGAAAACAGATTGTTTGCAGTAGCACCACTTTTGGCTTGGAATGATGTTATTGTATATGCCCCTACTCTCGTTATCGCCTTATTCGGCAGTAACTCATCATATACATTCCCTGCTGACTTCATACCATTAGGGAAGTAGGTTAAGGTTGGTAAGTCAGTTATTGACGAAGTATATGGCTCGAAGGTAGAATCAGCATCACTAAACACAACCATAGGCTTATAGACTAAATTGTTAGCCGTTTTGCCGTTCATGACTCTTATACAAAATGTATAAGAATGCGTTGGGTCTATGTACAATTGCTCTCTTTGTGTATCGGTGTAGAGTGTGTTGACATTAGTTGTCTTGTCCCATCTCTTTGCTCTTGTACTTGTACTACTGTCCCAAATATATACATTGGATGTTTGGTCGTTTGGCTGATTCGGCGCACCTTGGAAATAATAATTGCCTTCTATCAATGTGTTCGCATTGATTGCGATTCTATATTCTGCATCTCTGCCACTTGCCGTTCCGTTTACAGTTATTGTTCCATCACCGTTGTCGGTAAAAGTAACACCATAATCCGTTCTCGTTCCACTAAATTGCAGTTGATTCTTCCCTACTGTCTTTATACTCGTTCCCTTAAATGGTAACAAGGTAGACTGATAGGAATAATAAGGCAAAGGGAATAAGGCTTTAAACTGTTCTACTGTCGGTTCTTTACCTGCACCAAACATTTGAGTCAAGTCTATCAGCATTACATTTCTAAACTGATTAGTTGCACTATCGGCATACAATCTAAACTGAAATACTTCATTACCTGCAGAGGTGACAATACCAGTTAGTCTTTCCCAGTTTGTAGAACTTGTCCTTAATGATATTTGTGCTGAAGAAACACTATAACTACCGCAGTACACCAAAATTGCTCTTGCGTTAGGACTTGCCGTTTTGCATTCACCACTAACCAAACATTTATGTCCTGTGGGAATGCTATTGAAAACATTAACTGTAAAACCCCTGTCAGCAGAAGAAGTAACTGTCATAACATTATTGCTAACACTCTGTGTTGCACCCTCTTGAGTGAACCATTTATTTGTACTCGCAAAGTTCCCATTCTGTAATAACTGATTGAACACCAAGGTATTACCTTTAATACGTTTTATGCTTGCTAGTGATTCTTCACCGATGATTAATGTTCCATTGTTGTCAAACGGTTCAAAACTCCATTCTCTTTGAGTATCGTTTTGACTCGCATGGATTGTTTTAACATCGTTTGATGGTATCATTGAGATTCTCATTCCACTAACTCCCATATTTGACTCATCTGTTTTGCAGTTAACCCACTATCGATTAACTCATCTTCAGTAATCTTTCTAAAATCGAAGTTCACTTCTGTATCAGCGATCTTTTTCAGTTCATCAGCAAAAAGCGGATAGTTCTCGCTATCTTTTTTGATAACGAGGTTGCCATCCACTTCTTCGCCATATTTCTTGAACAGTTCTTCTTTGAATTGGTAGTACTCCTGAAGTTCATCATTGATCATTCTCAAGTTTCTTGCAATCTTGAATCCTACGATGCCTTTGGTATCTAACATGGTAGACAGATTCATTGCGAGGTTTTCGGCTTGTGAATATTTCATATTTTTCTCCTTATACTCTCTTTACTTGAAGGTTTCCTGTCTGTCCTGATGATAAAGATGGTTCGCTTATGTTGTATCTGTGTGAACCCCAATAGAGCGACAACAAACCACCACTAGACATTTGCAGTTTTATCGTATATCCACCGATCCATACATCCTGTCCGTTTCCGTTTGTGGTTGTATAGTCATTGTAGTTTGGATAATCCTTGTTGTAGTTTGCATAGATTCTTACTGCTCCGGCAGACCTCAATTTCAAGTCATTTCCTGACCACAGTACTATCGTACTGTCACTAGACATCTTCAACGAGTTGATGATTGCATTGCTTGTGTTTCTGTTATTAAGTTCAAGCACATTGCCACTTGAATCGCTTGTGAACTTGATTTCATTGGCATTGTAGTCTGTTTCAAAAGTCCTATTGGTTATTTGCAGATAATTCTTGGAATCCGTTTTGTTACTGTACATCCAAATACCATTTGCCGTTTTATCGGTATCGGTATGTCTGTTGTAGATCCATGTGGTATTCTGTGCCGTTAGACTTTCAAGGGTGATATAGTTCGCGTCCTGATCGCTTTTGAAGTTCTTGTTTAATAACTGTGCTCTTGTTCTGTTGTCTGTGCTATTTGTGTTTAAAAACAGATAATTAGCAGTTTGTGGATTGTTACCAGGAACTTGGTTGAGTTTGTAGTTGATAAACCTCGATGTGTTGTATGTACTTCCGGCAAACAGACCGAAATAGTTGCCCTGATATTGTGTGCCTGTGACAGTTGAATAGTTATTGAAAATGGTTCTGTTATATACTTCACCACCTTCATTCATATGGGCATCCATCTCAATGAAGTTTGCAGTTACATATCCATGTTCATCATCTTTGTTTGAGAGCATAATCATGTTGGATTGAAAGTTGCTCTCTTTCTTGTTCATAACGATTTGGTTGTACATATGCTGACCATCGCTAGACAAGTTGTTTACATAGAATCTGTCCTGTGGTTGCATTCTTATCGAACCACTTCCATCAAAGGAAACTCCCTGTGCGACATTGCTACTGTTTGAGTAGACCGATGCCGTAATATATTTATCGTTAATATCACCGAATGTTATCGTAGATCCATAAATCTGTAATGCCCTGATAATGTTCGCAGCTAGTGCATTGAAATACGCATTTCCTTGTGAGTCAAATCCGGCATTCCATGATTGACCGCCATCTGTGGAAACTACTAGACCATTCGCACCAATGTAATACCAAACATCACTATCGATTAGTCTCGGCTTGTTATGAAGCACGATTCTTTCGCTTCCATCGATAAAAACATCTCTAGTAACAAATAACCCTAATCCGTTAGTGATCAAATCGGCTAGATTATTCAAGTCTTCTTCGATATAGCCTACATCAATATCCATGTTAGATACTGCTTCATCTACTGCCGTACTTATTGAATCACTAATAATCGTATTTAGGTTTGCTTTCGCATCGCCTAGTTCAATCGAATCATACTTATTAGTAAGTACGTTCCATTGAGTCTTAATAACTCGACTCGATGCTTCTACGTTTAATTTGTCAAAGTAGACATGGACAGTATCGCCTAAAGAAACTCTCTCTAACGGAAGAATGTTTTTATACTCTTCGGTCTGCCAAAGTGGAATGAAGTCTATTTTGATATTGATAGATGGAACTTCAATAGAGTTGTTTTGGGCATAGGTTGTAGCTTTTTGTAATAACTCTGCACTTGTCGGCACTTGCCCACTTTCGTAATCACTAGAAAAGTCTACGTTTAAAATTCTAGGATAGGTTGCACCTGTTTTATTGTAGTAGGAATCGGCTTTGTAAGTAACCTCATCGACTACGGCATACCCATAGACACCATCATAGACATTTTCGTTGTTCTGCTCTTGCGAGTAATCAATTAGGTTTTTGCCGTAACTGATACGGACTCCGTTGTCTGCGCCTCTTCTCGCATGGAGTTTAACTGTAAGATTATCCCATTCATACTCTGGTCTTAATACATCTAATACACTTCCTTCATAGCCACCTAGACATTCTCTAAAGTATCTAGGAATATCGTTTGTAAATGTACTTGTAGTGTTCGTGATGTCTGTCCATGTACTGAAAGGATAACTTCCTAACATATTACTTACGAGTTGGTTCTTGATGTTGACCGCACCTGTTGCAGTAAATGGCTTAACAACTACTTTACTTAAATCGTAGGTAATGTGTTGGCAATGAACCGAAGAAATCATGTTGATAGGTTCATCGATTTTGTAGATTCTAAAAATCTGCTCCGACCCATCGCCTACTGTGACTTTAACTAACCCACTGTTTTTTAAGTCATTATAGTGTTTATCGTTTACATTAACTGTAAAGTCTAATTCGTAAATTCCGTTTAGTTCTTCTGTGACTACACAAGTTAATGGTTGGATTTGACCTAGACCATTGGATGTATCACTAACTAATGTTGATAAGGATTTAGTGTTGTCGAGGATCTTCATAATCTCCACCACCTTGGGTATAACTTAACTGAACTAAAACCGGAAACAGTAATGTTATTAGTGGCAGTAAGCACAGGGAATCCACCAACCACGGAAAGATCACCGTTGCGATTGATACTGTCTTCCCAACAATCCTCGATCTC